GATCTTGTTGACCAATTCTTTGTTTTTGATTAAAGAATTTTAATTTACCAGCCTCAGTTTTTGCAACGAATTCACCATTTTTATCATACCATCCTCCATGCCCATCTCCAATCAAACCAAGACGAGTCGCTTGCATAACAGCAAGAGACTTTGATGCCTCAGATAAAAATTGGAAAAAACTCTTCATATTGTTTGTTTCTATACCTTTATTTATTAAATGCCCATATCACCAATTTTGATTAAATTTTTAAACTCTGGTGTGATTCCTGCAAAAAATTGGGGGAAAGCGGCAAAATCTCCTTTATATCTTAATTCAATATCTAGAATAGAAGTATCTCCTTTCGATAAAGTAAAGAAGACTTTGGCCGCATTTTTAGATAAAGTTTTTTGTTTATTCAAAACCATCTTGGTTTCTTGTTTTGATAGTTTTGCCATAGCAATCATAATACTATGCACATTTAAAACATTTGCACTTCCAATATTAGGAGATAAGTTCTTATTTACCGTGCCAACTCCCTCCACTAGATAAAATCCAAATTCATACTTATCCCAAGTATCCAAAACATCTAATAAATTAAGTTTCAATACTCTAGTCAGTAAGACATCTGCAAGATTATCTTTTACATCTTCTTGATTCATAATATCAAGAAAACCTTGATAGAGTGGATTTAATGCACTGCCAGTGCTTTGAAGTTTCTTGTTTACAAAATCTCTAAAACTTTCCTGAGATGGATCATTACCAGATTGTTTAATTAAACCATTTGGATCTTTCAGATCAGATTCTGATTTTAAGTTAATTAAAGGAATTGGTTTACCATCTTTCTTCCTAATAACACGCATATTCCACAAATCTTTTGCATTTGCTATGTTGTTTGGATTCAAACTAGAAATATTTTTATTTTTTGAAAGAGCAAATCTCTCTAATGGACCGCCAGGACCACAAGCTTCTTTGATTACTTTGGCAAAAAATTTAATTCTATGATCATTCAGTTTGTCTCTTGTTGATTTAAACTGAGGTCCTTCAATATATGCGGAGAATGCATTATTAATTAATGTAGGACTTGCCGAATTTACTTTTGGTTTCTTTTTTAGCGAGATACCAACAAAGTCATTGCCATTTAGTTTTAAAATAACATCAGATGAATTATAATCAGTCATTCCAAATGCTTTTACCTTAAATGGTTCAACATCTGGATGCCATTTATTACCAGTCAAATAAACCTTTGAGGGAATTTTATCTTTTTTGAGTTTTGATCTTGTTCCTAACACAGCAGAAATAGATGCTGCAAGATCTCCGTAAATATCTTCTGGTTTCTTGGATGAAGTGTCAAGGTCAATAATCTTAATCATTCCGTTCTTAGTTGCATTTCCAGCAGCATCCAATACTTTATCACTCTTTAAGTTTTCAAGAGCGACAAAGTATAGTTGTTTAAATTTATCAGTATCAATTTTTGCAGCATTCAAATCCGTAGTTGGAACGAAAGATAATCCAGCATACAATCCTTCTGATGGTTCAAAAGCCATAATACTTAAAAAACTCTTTCAAGTATTTATGAAATGGAGAATAGGGGACTCGAACCCCTCACCCCTGCCGTGCAAAAGCAGTGCTCTACCAAATGAGCTAATTCCCCGACCATAGATATTATAAAACCCACTCAACTCAAAGTCAAGTGGGTTAGAGCAACCTTCCGTGGTTATTTATTAGCGACCCATTTGTTGTCTCATAAACTTTTCAAAAGCAGGTGAGTTAATTCCAGTGTTTGGATCTTCCATCGCTTTTTGTTTCTTACTCTTTACCTTTGCTTGCTCTCTCTCATACTTCTCTGGATTTTCACGAGCATACTGAGACTCAATAATCTCAGATCTCCACTCCTCACTCATATTTGACATAATCGCAAGTGCTTCCTTATTTGTGGCAGCATAACCCTCTGCAACTAGATATTCGAGAATGGCATCAAAGATATCAAGTTCTTCATTCGCTTTACCAGGAGTAACTCTACCGAGTCTTCTATCTGCTTGTGCCTTATAAAGTCTTGATGCTTGTGCAGCCTTACCAGCAGCACCTTCCTTATCACCAGCAGCAGCCATCTTACCGCGCTTGACATCTGCTGCCTTGGATGCTTTAAGAGCAAGATCAGCAGAGACTTCATCAATCTGCTCTGGGGAATAAACTTCTGAATATGCCTCTGCTAAACCGCTAAGTTCTTTGCTATCCATTAGAAAATCTTCGTATTATTCTATGGATATTTATAAAACTATTTTCCTACGATTTCTCCAAGTTCAATATCAATACTCTGAATAACCGAACGAAGTTCTACAATACGCTCTGGAACGTGCTCATAACTATACTCTCGTTGAGCATCAAACAAAACTTGACGAACCGCAGCAGCAGACCGCACATCCATTTTAATCGTCACTTTTTTTTCTTTACTCACAGGTCTCCCTCCTTACGATTTTCAGAACGATAGACATCAAAAGCACCCTCAGGATAACGAGCACTCAGTTTTTCATAGTTCATTTGTAGAACCTCATTAAAGTCAGTGTCTAGTGCCATACATGCCTGAGCAAGATACCAACAGATATCTCCAAGTTCACGTTTTAGATGAAAGGTATTTTCCTCATTATATGGTTTGCCTTGAAGGAACATTTTTTTAATTACCTCTGTGAACTCACCTGCCTCTGCAGACAAACCAAGAGCAGCAGTTAAAAGGCGAGGGACATCTGCGTCTGCCTCAATATCAAGTTGAGTCATACGAGAAAGAAGTTGAGCCAAATCAGTGCTAGCTGGACTTGTGGTTTGGCGAACGAATTCAATATACTTATCAGTGTCAATTTGTTTTGTCATACTTTTACGGGATCTGCTTGTCTATCTGGAAGTTTAATTTGTGGAAGTGGTGCTGGCTCACGAACTTCCCAGGAACCACCAACACCACCGTCCATATTCACGACGATCTCACTGGTTGGTAGTGCCTTAGGCATCTGAACATCCACCACTTGACCCATCAGAAACTGATTGCGAGTATAAGTGCGGTTCTGTGGATCCATAGCAACCATCGCTAGGGCATCAAGTTCTTCACCACAATCTAATAGTTTTCTTCCAGTCTTTTTATCAAGAACTGAATAATACTCTTCGGAGTTATACTTCAAAACTTGAATCCTCCAAATTTATCTTTCAATGTAGTTTTCTCCTCTTCATCATAATCGGAACTTGCCATATTGTCAATCATGTCTTTTTGTGCCACTTGTTCACAATCAAAAAGACGCATCTTGGCTCGATCAATACCGACAACAAATCGTTTATTGACAGTTGGATCATTATATCGATTCTTCAATTGTTTCACCATAATCTGTCCCAACTGTTCCAATTCCTCTGTACTAATAAGGGCAAACATAAGATCAGCAGTAGCAGGGAGACCAAAGGACTCAGAAGTATCAGTGATATCAACATCACTGCTGCCATAACCTGAACGAGTTGTTTGTGTGGCAGAAACGATTGGTACATTTGCCTCGACTGCCAACCCTCGTAATTCTTCTGCAATTGCTTTAATATATGAATATGAATTAACAGCGCCGTTTCCGCGATACCGTGAGGAAGCACATATATTAAGGTAATCAATGAAAATAATATCAGGTCTAAATGACTTTTTAATAGATAACTCATTTAGTAATGCCCGAAAATGTCCGACATGTGCAGAGGCAGTTGGATACTCTTTAATAATTAAAGATCCCTGAGTCTTCTTCGCAATACTATTTACTTTATTTTCAAACATTGATTTTGGAAGTTCTCCAATCTTTTGAATATTGATGTTCAAGAGGTTAGCATCAATTCTTTCAGCGATCTTCTCTTCTGCCATTTCACAAGTGATGTATAATACATTCTTACTCTGAGATAGAGCAGCAGCTGCAACATGGCACATAAACAAAGATTTTCCAACACCAGTGCCAGCAAGAGCAATATTAAGAGTCTTATTAGGTAGACCACCTTTTGTAATCTTATTGAAGAATTCTAAGTCAAATGGTATTTTATCTTCTTTACGATGATAGTATTCATACCGACTCTCATAATCTTCAAGATAATCATGCCCAACCTGACTGTTAAAACTTACAGAAAGAGCATCAGAAAGAATTGAAGGAATTGCATTTCGCCCTCGCTTCTCATCTTTACCATCAGCAATTTGAATCGCATCCATCAAAGCAATGTAAATTGCCCTATCACGACACCACTTTTCAGTGGTATCAACCAACCACTCATCATTAGATTCAATCTCTTCAAATGAAGAAACACACTCAACTATCTCTCGATATGATCCCTCATTAATGTCAGTCCTATTTTCGATTTCAATTAAAAGAGATTCTTTATTTGGAATCTGATTATATTTTTCTACGAATGAAAAAATTTCTTGAAAGATGACTTTTTCTTTTAACTCTTGAAAATACTCCTCTTTGATAAATGGTATAACTTTTCTTGTATACTTTTCTTTTTGTAGAAGATTATTAAGAACTAAAAGTTCAACTTTCTCCATAACTAAATTCCTTTCTTGCAATTTCGTCAAGTTGTTGCATTACTTCCTCAGTGAAGTAATTCTCAGGTTCTTTAAGAATCTGTTTAGCATAAATCTTCTTACCATCAATCTCATATCGCCCTGCTACATTCTTCCAGAGTCCACCAAGTTCACCAAGTTCCAAAAGACCGTAGTAACGATCAAGACCGCGCTCATCATAATACAAACGGATTTCAACATCTTTGTTCTCCTTACTCAGACGCGATTTGTGAGTCTTAGCCTTGATAATATTTCCGACCACTTCCGTTCCATCCTTCTCTTTCTTTTTGCTGAGATAGATGATCGAAGATGCTGCGTATTTGAGTCCAGAACCTCCACCCATTTCTTTCGTTGGTATATAAGCTCCGATGACATCGTATGTATGATTTGTGACAATGAGGGGAACATTTGCCTGTCCTAATTTAAGTGTGAGCATTCGGAATGCACCTTTGACCAGTTGAGATTTGGTCATATCACGAACTTGTTTGTCGTTCAGTGCATCAGTAATTTCTTTCTCAGTGGAAAGCATACCCAGAGAGTCTAACACAAAGATGCAGGGTTTGCGTTCCTCTGTTGGTTTTTTAAGATAAATGTCAACTGCTTTAAGTGCCTTGGTGCGAAACTCCTCAATGGTAACAACATTTACCACAACAAAACGTTTGGTGTCAATACCACGAGATTCAATCAGTGATTTATTAACAGCTGCCTCAGTATCAAAGTAGAGACAATAACCATCGGGGTGAGTATTAAGAAAATTCTTAACCATAGCGAGAGAAAAGAAAGTCTTTCCAGTAGAAGACTCTCCAGCAATAGCAGTAATTTTATTACCAGATACACCACCAAATATGCTACCTGAAACCAATGCATTAAAGATATACGAACCTGTGTCAACATAAGTTTCTGTATCATCTATATCTGATGCTAGTTTTGTGTAGTCATCACCAATTTCTTTTACGATTTCTTTAAGAAAGTCCATCAAGCCACCATTCCAT